ATATCGTCAAAGACGCAGACACTGCTCACCGAAAGCAACGGCGCACGCGGCAAAGAGACATAACCGTTCGTCGGTCTATCAGAAAATGTGGCGGCCCAGCTCTGCGTGATGAAAGCGCGGCGCGTATAAACCTCGCACCATAAACGTGCCCCGATAAGCAACGCAGATATCAAGGAATCATCGCTCGCATCATCAATCTTCGCATACAACTTAAATTCGCCCAGCGTGACCGGCTCCACCGAAGGCGCCATGAGTAAAATATTCGAGTTCATTTTTTATCCTTTACGTAAAAAAGGGCGTCCGTGAATCACGAACGCCCTTCTTCGACAACGGAACGAAGTGCTATTTAGACGATAGGTGCGTTTCGCGCAGCGCCAACCACAACAGCGGCATGGCTCAAAGCCCCGGTTGTTGCGCCTGATACCGTCATAACAACACGCACATAACGGTTGGCACCGATGTACCCAACACTTTGGACCGCATGAGCGCCCGCCGTGCTGGATACAGCAGTCAATGTGCCATCCAAATCTGTGCTTGCTACATTTGTAAATGTCGAATTATCGGTTGAGTGCTGAACGGTTGGCGTATGTGTGCCATCCGTGTACGCACCAAAACCAACGGCAATCATCGCAGCGTCGAATCCTCTTAAATCAATGTTGGTTCCATTTGTCGTCCCGTTCACACGAGCCGCAGGGCTCAATGACGGCATAACCGCAATATTGCGATAATGATTACGCAGTGTCATAATTTCTCTCCTTTATCTGATGTGTAATACCGAGTTCTGCTTACGCTGTTGCAAACTTAAGAACCTTGATCGCTTCAAAGTTGACAACGTCACCGCCAACACGCTTGCTGCAACGGAATTTGACGAACGGTGCTGCCGTATACGGATCGCGGAGCGACTGAAGCCCGATACGATCAACAATGGTGTAACCTTCCTCAAAGTTCCCAAAAGCAACAGAGAGCGAACCTGAAGCAACCGCAGGCATGTCATCGGCCAAGATGACAGGATACCCGAGAATTGTTGCAGGCGTTCCAGCTTGAAGTGAGGGCTGCCATATGTAAGATCCCGTTCCACTCTCCTTAAACTTGCGGATTTGATCGACAACCGAACGTGGCATGAGCCAAGCCGCCTTCGACAAATATCCCGCACGAAGCTTGTTCATCAAGGTCATCAACACATCGGCACCATTCGTCGCATTAAATGCACCATCGCTACCCGTCGCCACATGCTCTAAAACGCCCCAGCTGCGTGAAGCGTCGGATGTCGCTTGCGTGGTATAGCTTAGGAAGCCACGCGGTTGACCGACACCATCCCCATTGACAAACGCTGCATTTTCGCGACGCGAGAACTTTTGCGAGACGCGATTGACCAACCATTCCTCAACATTAATAATACTGTCATCAAGCAGCTTTTGCGTGGCTTTGGGTTGGGCATAGAGCTCATGCACAGGGATGCGGATGCGACCAATGGCACCTTGATCTGTATCGGAGCGTGTTCCAAGTTCAGAAATCCACTGCGCATCGGCCTCGTTCGTGTCGCGCAGCATCTCGACAGCTTCGCTCGAAATGCTCATGACTGTGGCAAGCTGGCGCATAGGTGTGCCATCAAACTGACGGGTAATGATACGGCTCGACATATCCGTCGGAACCATATAACCGCCTTGAGGATCATTAATGACGCTCATATCTTTAAGCTGAAACTGATTCATGTCTGGCTCAACACCTTTCGTGATATAGCGCATGAATGCGGTTTTATATTCGCTTTGCGGTTCATCGGACGCAAAGGGCTGAGCCCCACCCATCGCTGGACGACGCATAGCTGTCTTCACCGAGGTTACATCGTTTTGCATGTTGCTAATTGTCTGGTCTAATTTTGACAATTTTTCGCTCAGCAAAGGATCCGCAGCGCCACGACGTTCAAGTTCGCCCAGACGCATGTCGTTGGTTGTCTTAAACTCTTCAAAAGCACGCGCCAAAGTTTCCGACGCCGAATTCACTTCATTCATATCAATCATTTTTAGTGTCCTTCCTTGTTATGTTTTACTTTACGTCTGTTCAGGGTCTTGCGTTTACCGCTTCCCCTTCAAAACACGGGCCGCTTTTTCAAACCGCGCAACGACGGCCCGCGTCGCAACGGTATCTATTTGGCCCTTTGCCAAGGGCGTTTTCTTTTTGACTGTGTCACTGCACAACGGCGTCTTCACGGCACTGACGCGGGCGGCGTCATTGGCCGGAAATGTCACAAGCGAAATTTCAAACAGATCAACATCTGTAAGAACACGAACCTTGCGCTTGGCATCAATTTTACTTGCGACAACACGATAGCCGATCGACAAGCCCGTCAGTGCTTTCATCTTCAAAAGCGCATAGGCCTCTTGGCCCTTCTGCGTGGAAAGGGCAAGACGCCCTTGCACCATCAAACCGCTTTGGTCCTCGGTCAGCGTAAGCCACAAACCAATGGGGCACGTTGGATCGTGCATCCACAGCATCGCAGGCGCCGCATTTTTAGCACGCCACTTCGCGAGCGTACGCGCGAAGGCTCCCTTTGCGACGACTTCGTTATAGCTATCGACGTTATCAAAAACGCTTGCATAGCCTACAAATTGGCCGTCACCCGCCAGTGACTTAATCGCCAGCGGCCGTGATATATGTTGAATGGTCATTCCTATTCCTTGCTGTTAAAATTACCAGGCTCCGGGGGCAAGATTCAGGTGTCAGGCAAAAGTATTCTTGCTGACCCCTGAACCCTGCCCCCGACCTTTTTCTTAAATCTTCTCGCCGCCATCGACGGGCCCATAGCCAAGGGCTGCGCGTTTTTCGTTGATGCTTAAAAAATCTACCTTGGCCAGTTTTTCCCAAAGCACATCACGCTGGCTTGTTAACGCGCTGACTTCGTCCTTATCCATATCGAGATAATATTGAGAGCCAAACGCAGTGGTGAGCCAATGATCAAAGGCACCAATCACGCGCGTAACAAGTGGCAACACGGTCTCTTCATAAAGAGCCAGTCTTGCCTCTTTCATATTTGCATAAGTCTGGGCGCCCTCGATTCCAATCAGTTGCACGGGCACACCAAACGCCAACGCAATATCTCGCGCCGCCGCATCACGTCCCGAGAGCCAATCCATTTCCTTCGGCGACAGGCTCATCTCGCGCCACTCAAGCCCGCCTTCCAATATCAAAGGACGGCCAGCATTGCTTTTCCCCTGATAATGGTCGTCGAGTTCATGACGCAGACGCGAGATTTGATCTTCACTCAGTGTCGCCGGGCCGTTCTTTGGTGCATAAACCAAAGCGCCCGATGGTCTTGCCCCCTGATTAAGAAGCGCTTGGTTCCAGGCGCCAGCCGCATTGTGCTGATCGATGGAAATGAGCGCAGCTTCAAGGGGGGCCATGCCATACCAATCATCAAGGGGGTGCGCATTCTTAATATGCAACACGGCACTTGCACCTGTCAGAGGGTCCGCAGCCCAGCGTGTCAACTTCCCACCGACGTTATATTCATAACCTTGTGGGAGGCCACTCGCGCCGGGAATAACCTTCATGCGATCGGGACGAAGGACATAAAGCTCGGTCGGAGCCTGTCCTTCGCGCGGACGCACCGCCTCAATATAGGCATTACCTGATGTCAGAAGACTGACATACACGCTTTCCAAAAACGCTGCACTGTCTTGCATAGGGTTTGGATGCGCGAGCAAATCCATAAGCGGATGCACATCAACTTCATCACCTCCTTCCTGATATAGAAGCCACGGGATCGATGCGGCTGAACTTGAAATCAAAGATACGCAACGATAAGAAATCACGTTTTTACGATACCCCTCTTCAACCAGCGCCTCATAACGACGCGGTGTCCATTTGGGTTTACCGATATGACTCCATGCGATCACGGGACCTGCTGCGCTTGTCTTCACTTCTTGCGGACGCACCCATCGCGTCACGAGATTACGTAATCCCATGTTTGGTTCTCCTTGTTGTTGTGTGTTAAATAATGAGAGTCTCGGGTCTCGGGACTTGGGTTTCGGGTCACGGGTCTCGGGAAAGAATTAGGTCACCGTTGAACCTGCCTTTCCTTTTTTCGTCATCCCGCACTCGTTGCGGGATCCAGAAGCCATAAGAAACCAATTTGGTTGTGTGTTGCTCTGGGCCCCGCAACAAGCGCGGGGTGACCCTAG